CCACGAGTATTCATGATATGCTCATAAATGGGCGTTGGATACGCACCTGGGGCTGATGGTTGAGCTACCACATCTACTGTGATAATCTCGAAATCTGTTACTTCACCGGAACCGTCTTCCTTGACGTTTCCGGATCCGCGTGAACTAACTCCTAACTTAACACCGGATTCTAGCATAGTACGCACTAGATTACCCATTGGTGTAGGTAGAATCTTCATTTTACCGTAACCGTTTGGGCCATCCATCCACATTTCTGTGATCATATGGCTTACACGGTCTAGGTTAATTTTCAAATCATCTGGATGGTCTACTTCGCCTAAAACTGAATATCCGCCAGTTACCTGGTCGTTTAGTGTCTTGACAGCCCTGCCGATTTCATTCACAGGGTACACACGCTGATTTGCGTTCTTGATGCCGCCTTGGATGCAAATACCCTTCATGTAAAGGTTTTTGCCCTGTTCGCCATCAGTCTCCACAACCATGCGAGCTTGGTCGAAAGTCAAGTTTTCACGTAAGTAAAGACTCATCTGATTAACGACCTAAAGTACTCTTTGTATTTTGGCCGTTGTCACCGCCTGCTGGCTTGCTTACACCGCTTAGGTGCTTGATACCAGCTTTTCCGCCTGGAACATTTACGTTACCAGACTTCAAATCTGTTGTGCTTGGCTTCAATAAACCGCCTTGTGTGCCACCTGTTGTGCTAGTACCGCCTTTAGCGATGTTAGCAGTTGTGCCACCCATGTCGTTCTTTCCGGCTAATGTGCTTTTAGTGTTAACGCCGTTGTCGCCGCCCTTTGCAGGTGCAACTTTTTCAACGTATTCACGAACGCTTTCTTTAGCGAAAGGGTTTCCCTCTTCTTCTTCGCCTTCTTCGTCGTCCATTTCTTCTTCACCTTCTTCGTCGCCCATTTCTTCTTCGCCGGACTCTTCACCTTCTTCACCGGCTAGCATAGCTTCAAATTCTGCTTTTAGATCTGCTAGTGCGTCTTTGATGTCCATAACGTCATCTTTAGTAGCTGGCTCTTCACCACCTTCTTCGTCACCCATCATGTCGCCTTCTTCGTCGTCACCGGCTTCTAGGTCACCCATCATGTCGTCTGCTGGATCAGCACCGACTTCGTCCATGTTCATGTCAAAGCCTTCTTCAACTTCTTCGTCTTCCTCGTCTTCTTCTTCAGAAGCTTCATCTACTTGGATGTCATCATCTAATAGATTTTCGTAAATTTCGCGAGATTTAGCTACCACTAGTTCGTGGAATAGTTCCTCGGCTTTTGATTTGTCTTCATTAATAAGATATTCAAGCATCTGCTCGAATTTTGCGCGATCAGTCATGTTAAGTCTCCTGTATAGTTATGAGGCAGTTACGCCCGCAAGGCTGTCGATGTATTTAATATTACTGTAAAAAAACCGGTCAATACCGGCTGTTTTTTGTCAGTTTTGATGATTTTATTCTGCAGCCGCTGGTGTGGCATACATTCTAGCAATAAACTCCATCTCTGCTTCGTGTTCTTTAATATGTAAATCGCTTGCCCTGCGTAGTTCGTTGATTTGTTTTAAGGTCAATCGTGTTTTACGTGTGTCATCATCTCTGATAACACTAGTGTCGGCTTTGGCCATATACTGATCGTCTTGTTCTGACTTGGCAGTATCTCTATTAAAATAAAACAGTTCTCTTAAAATCATAATAGTATTTATTAAGCGGGCTGTGAACCAGCGGCAGGAGCAGCCATTTCTGTGCCATCATCTGGCACTTCCATACCTTCAGGCGCTTCTTCACTGCCGTCTAATCCTGACATATCAGATTCTATGCTTGTTGGGCTTACACCTGCTCCGCGAAGTTGTCCAGCCGCATCTTGTCCAGGTGCTCGGCCCTCTCCGCTTTCTTCTTGCCACATCTTTTCGTTTTCTTTTAGATCTTCGTCTGTCATGCCTAAGAAACGTTTTAGTGCAAATCGTTTGCTGACAAACGGTAGTGCAACCATCTGTGCAAAAGTAGCAATACGCTGATTATCTAGCTCTGCTTGACGATAAGCGGCAAAGTTTTGCGGGCTTTGAAATCGTATTTCAAACAGACTAAAGTCAATATTAACGCCTCGATTATGTAAAAACAACTTGAACTCAGTGTCAAAGGTAGTGACCATGAGATTTTGTAAACGTTCACAATACTTGTTAAAGCGTAGTTCTTGAATAAATGCTGTGCCAACTCTGCCGTCGTTATACTGTGATTGGCTATCATCTGCGCCCGTTGGCAGATAGCTACTTGGAATACGCAAGGCTCGCATTAACTTGTTTGTAAAATACTTTAAATCGTCAATCTCGCCTAGGTTAGTACCGCCTGGCAATGTTTCAACTTTTGATCCACGTCCTTCTGCTGTCTGTGGAAAGAAGTAGTCTTCATTGATGCTTAGTGGATTATAAGTGCTGTCAATAGCACTTCCGCCGCCTGTAGCACTGGGAATTCGTCTTTGATGTATTTCGTTTTTGACACGTTCCACAAAGCCCATAGCCAAGTGGCTTGGCATATTACCTACGTCAACATAAAATACTCTGCGTTCAGGAGCACGTTGTACACGATAGATAATAATAGCATCTTCTAGTAGTTCTTTCTGCTTATAAACTTTAAAAACACTTTCTAAAAGACTGTTGCCAAAAGGATAGTTATTGTCAAGTCCTTCACTTAGGCTTAGGTGTACTACGTGTTTTGCGTCTATTGCATTTTCATTTTGTTGTATACTGAATCTACTTCCAGGTATGGGAGTTGCAGTTCCAACTACTCCTCTACCACCACCACCGCCTTGTGTATAAGGAGCACCACCTGGTGATTGATTTTGTGTATTTGGATTAATTTGTGTAGCAACCAAGTGCTGAAAATTAATATTCATATCACGAATAACATACTGCTCAGGTTGTTTACCTTCGCTTTCGTTAACAATGATTTTTGTAACCTTACTCGGATCTACATAGAAAAACTTTTGTGTTTCTGGATCACGTAGAAAAAATCCATCGCCGTATTTGAACAAATTACGTGCAATACGGAACATACGTGTGTCCAATTTCTGCATCTTAGTCCACTGCTGTAGATATTCTTTTAAGATGCCTACTTCACTAGTTGTTGGACTTCCACGGAACTGTAGCGTAAATGGTGTGTTATTTTCTTTGTTCTTTTGCGTACAGAACTCTGCTAAAATATCAAGGGCCGCATTGACTTCGCTGTCCCAATCCATAGTATCATATTGTAGATATCGTTCAACACGATTTGGACTACCCGAATATACATCTGGCAAGTATGAACTATAATTTGTGCGAGCCGGACCTGGTTTTCCACCACTGCCGTAGATTGGGCTTACAGTACCAGACTGTGTAGTTGTTACTGGTGAAAAATACTTTTTCCAACTCATATGTTATCCTATTTTATCCTCTGCCACCTGATATTACTCCAGGACGTCTGCTTGCAATAGTATCTAAATATTTCTTAGAAGTATCTTCAATTGCAATTAGTGAAGTTACATTACTATTTAACGTATCTAGCTTTGAGCCGAGGTCAGTTAAGATTCCCTCTTGTGTCTTACTCTTAAGCTCTTCAAACTTTGGAAGAAACTTAGTAAGGAAACTTTCATTGAAGTCTTTAAAGGCTTTGCTTAGTCCTTCAACACCTTCTTTAATTTTACTTAGACCCTGCTGATCTAACTTTTGGAAGCCTTCCCTAGTGCCTTTTAACTGTTCCGATAATGCTCTTAGTTTGGTTGTACCATCCGCTAAACTAGTCAGTTGCTCTTTGGAAAATGTAAACTCTTTAAGATCAAATCCTTCGGTTGCTGTTCTAAATGCACTAATGGCTTGTGCTGCCGCTGATATATTTGTAGCTTGGGCTCCAAGACTTGTTATGGTTGCTGTAAATCTTGGAAGATTGTTTGTTAAAGTAACAAAGCTACTAGTTTGATCACTAGTCATTGTTAGATTAGCAAGATTCATTCCTGCAATAGCTGTCTTAAAAGCACTGTATCCGTTTGCGGCTTCACCTAGGCGCGGACCAAGATTAGCCATCTTGTTTAGTACGCTGGCTTCATCTTTGGCAAATATACTGCCAAGGCCACTGCTCAATCCTGATAAGAAACCTGGGCTAAACCCGTCTAATGCTTTTTTAATTGCATCAATACCTGCGGCTGCGGCCAACATTTTATCACTAGGAATTTGACTTAATGTTAAAATCTGTTGTGTAGTAGCATCGATAACTGCTGTACGCATAGCAGTGATCTTGTCCAGTAAAGTACCAATAGCCGTTAAGGGTTTGGTCACTGCTGTTCCTACTGCATCAACTATTTTACTAATGCCGTTAAATGCAGTTTGTAATATGTCACTTAATGCTTTTAAAGTATCTGTTGGGAACTGACTTACTGCCAATCCTAATGCGGCTATGGCTGCGGCTCCTAAGCCAATAGGCACAATAAAGTTACCTAGTATGCCTGCGGCAAGACCAAATGCTCCAATAGCAGTTACTCCTTTGCCTATAGTTTCCCAATCTAGCGTTTGAAATCCTGACAAGCCTTCTGTAAGTTTTTCAAGACCAAAGCCAATAGCAAACATACTAGCACCAATGGCTGCTCCTTTAGCTAACCATCCTGCGGCCTGTGCTAATGATCCACCTAATGAGGCTAATGCACCTCCACCAGCAACTGCTCCTCCGGCACTTGCGCCACCTGCGGCTTTTGCACCGCCCATACCAAATAGACTTTTAATAGAATCAGCAATTTTTGCGGCCACAAATAATCCCACAATTCCTGCGCCAACCATAGCAATCAATGAGTTGTCTTTAAAGAATGATTTAATACCATCCATTATAGCAGAACCAATAGAAGATATAGCTTTACCTATAATAACTTCCATTATAGATTTGTCCGGTGCTCCATCTTTGCCTTTTAGATCCGAGTCTTTAATATTAAACATGTCTTTAATAAAAGCTTCAAATCTAGTTTTTATAGCTTGGCCAAAACCAACCTTTGTCACATCCTGAATGAACATGTGCATACTGAATAGGAAATCACTAAATGCTGTTGCTATTTGGTCAAGTACGTTAGACAACGACCCTTCATTGTCTCCTACAAAATTTTGTAAGTATTTTTCCAAGTCTTGGAATACTTCGCTGTTTAATATCTTGTCTTCGATAAGTGCTCTAAATCTCACAATGACATCGCTGAAAGATTTGTAAAATTTTTCAACTGCATTTGCTTTTTCTGATGCTCCTGCGGCTTTTTTATTTTCTTCATCAATTTGCGCGGCACTCTTTTGAGTTTTGGAAGCCATATTTAAAATAGCGTCTCGCATTTTTGCAAACCCAGGGCGTTGTGCATCCATTGCTGAAATTGTATCTGCGCTCATGTTTTTTAAATTTTCTGCGGCTCTAGAAGATCCAGCAATTATTCTATTCCTTGCTTCATTTTCGCTAATGACTCCGTCGGCTAAATCTTTCATTGCTTGGCCAACTTCTGGCACTTCAACAGCTAATACTTTAGCTTCGTCGCCTTGTGGAAGGCCGTCAGCTAAGTCTAATAGGGCGTCTCCGGCTCCTTCAAATTCTGTATAAAATTTGCCTAATGCTATTCTAGCTTTGTCTCGAGCCGCAGGATCTGCAATGCCTTTAAGTAAAGATTGTATTCTTAAATCTTTACTCATACCTTCAACTGTTTTAGCTAACTGCCCTCTGTTTAATCCTGCGGCAATAGCAGAACGATTAAGTTCTTCTGCAAACTTACCAGCGCGATCAATTAACTCAACATCACTGCGGGCACGATCATGCCCCATTCGAGCGTTGATGTTTGCATAGGTAACTAGAGAATCATTAATTTCGTCAATAGTGAAGCCCATACTCATTAACTCTTTACCAATTTGTCCTTCGCGCATCTGCTTGCTCATTTGACCAAATCGCACAGCACCTTGGCTAACTGTTGAACCAAATAATGCCATTGTTGCACTATTTTCTAAAACCAGTTTGCTAAATCGATCTAATCCCAAACCAGATTGTGCGGCGGCTGCTCGCATTTCTGTAATACTGCCGCCAAATGATCCACCTACTTGAGAAAGTTGTCGTTGTATATCAATGTTCTTGTCTATAAAACTACTGAACATATGTATTGCTGAACCAACTGCACCAAATACAGATGGTAGCTCTGCTAGATGTTTAGTAAAGTCGCTAACACGTTCACCACCTGTAAATAGTTCTTTACCTATGTTAGTAACACTACGCAGTGTACCGCCAATCAACTGTCCTGCAAAGTTTATCAGTTTGCCAGTTGCTTCTCCAATGGCACTAGCAAATTTTCCAACAGCTTTACCTGCGGCGTTTGTTGCGTTGGTACTTGCTGTGGTTGCTTTAGTCTGCTCTTGCTGACTTCCAGGTCCTGTGGCCGTTCCTGCGCCACCACCACCACTACCACCTGCGCCACCATTTCTCATCTTTTCAAATGATTCTAATAGCTTTTGAAGCGTAGCTTCGCTAGCGGCATTTACTAATGCAACTTCTTGATCGCCAATTCTACCAGTAACTGTGGTATCTGCCATTTATTTTTTCACCTAAATCTGCGTATATAAATACAATATGATATCATATCCTTTATTTATGTGGAGTTAAACTCAGTGGAAAATCAAACATTAAACCCGTTAAAGAAGTACTTTAGACAGCCCAAGCTGTACATTAGATTGCCTAGTAGTGGCAACTATTATCCGCCTGGCGTTCTAGAAAAAACTGAAACCGGAGAGTATCCCGTTTATGCCATGACCGCCAAGGATGAGTTGGTTATGAAAACTCCTGATGCATTATTAAACGGTCAGGCAACTGTGGATGTTATCCATAGCTGTTTTCCTAATATTAAAAATGCCTGGGTAGTTCCCAGCATTGACCTAGATGCTATTTTGATTGCTATTAGACTGGCAACTTATGGTGAAAAGCTAGAAGTAACTGTGACTATTCCTGTGGTAAACGACACTAGAAAGTTTGATATGGACCTGCGTAGAGTGTTAGACACTTTATTAAATGCTGTTTACGATCCAGAAGTCAAAATTAGCGATGATATAACTGCCTACTTACGTCCGTTGACATACAAAGAGTTTACACAAACTGCCATTAAGACTCTGGAAGAACAACGTATTTTCACAGTAGTCAATGACGAAAACATTGACGATATGAAGAAGATGGAGTTGTTTACTGCTAGTTTTAAAAAGTTAACTGATATCAATATCAATATGGTAGCCAGTAGTATTGTTAAGATTGTCACACCCGACGGTGAAACTAGTGATCAAATGTTTATTAAAGACTTTATTGACAACGCTGATAAAGACTTTTTTAAGAACATCATGGACCATATGGAAGCACAGAAAGACAAGTTTGCTATCCAATCACAACGTATTATCACTACTGAAGAAGATCAAGCAGCCGGTGCTCCAAAAGAAATTGAAGTTCCAATAGCATTGGATGCCGCAAGTTTTTTCGCGTAAGGCTCTTTACCTCAACTCTTGACGATGCGCTACGTCAAGTAGAAATAATAGATAATGACGCCAAAGCTCTAAAATTAGAAGTGTTTAAGTTAGCGTGGTATATGCGTGGTGCTGTCAGCGTCGATGAGGCATTTGCATTGACTCACGAAGATAGAGAAATTATTTCTAAGCTAGTGGAAGATAATCTTGAAACAACCAAAAAGTCAGGACTGCCTTTCTTTTAAGCTAGTCCTACTTTCTTTTCAATAGCCGCAATGCGCTGTTCAAGTCCTGCAAGATCAGGACTTGCTTTTGGTTTACCAGATAACCCTTGCTTGAATCCTGAACCAAATCCACCCTTGGATGCTTTGTCCGTGGCATCAATATCGCCGTCCCCATCTGTATCAGTAGGTGCACCGCCAGCTAAGTTAGCTGATTTAGCCTGCTGAGTAGATGTTTTACCCTGTTTTGTATTGATAATCTCTGCTTCTTGAGCAGCCTTGAGTATAGCTTTGTCAA